TGCCACGTCCGTCGACGCGTTGGTGCATCTCGCCGGCCTTGCGGACCTCGAGCACGAAGTCGTATGCGGCCTTCTCCAGCTCATGCGGCGAGATGGTATCGCCCTGGGAATCGACCAGTGTGTTGCCGGCCTCGTCCTTCGATACGTTGGCCCAGCCGAATACAAGCTGCTGTTCGCTATCGAATTTCGTGAATTCTCCTGTGATGCTGAATTCTCCTGCCTTCTCGACCTTGCTCCACTTTCCGTCGTCGCCCTTCTCCCATCCCTGGTTCTTCAATGCCCCCCAGGCCGATGCGATCGATACCTGTTCTGTCAGGCCGCGCTCGAGCTGGCTGTTAGCTACATTCATGAATATCGTCTGGGCTTCGGCAGGTAATGCCTCCCGCACGGCTTTAGGTAATTCGCTGATCTTGGCGTATGGCACGTCGTCGTCTCCCTTATTGATCCACATGGTGTAGGTGTTGCCGTCGACCTCGGCCTGGATTATGACGCCTGCTTCGCTGCTCATCTCCTGGCCATTCTCCTCCTCTCCCGAGGTGGGCCAGGTGAGGCGCATGGTCTGGATGGCGAAGTCGGTGTTGTCCTGGAAGGGTAGTTCGCGCTTCTGGAGTTCTCGGCGTACCCAGTATCCGGCGTTGGTGATCTCGTAGGTTTCCTCTCCGGTCCGAATGGCCTCGAGGTACTGCAGCTGCAGGCTGGTCCATGCCCTGCTTATGTCGGCGTCTTCCATGACGGCCAGGGTCTCTGGCGTGCACATATCGCAATCGAATTTCTTAATTTCCCTGGCCATCCGTTGTCACCTTTATTCCCTGAGCGAGCAGCTGGCGTTTTAGCCATCGGTAGTGCGTATGATACGCATTCTCGGTCACGTGTAAAATCATATATTCATCGACGGCCACCTCCGCCTGGCTGTTCTGGCGCTGCAGCCGGCTGTTTGTATCCTCGATCATGCGCCTGGTGAGGTCCAGGAGCTCCACGTATAACTCGCGCTGCTGGTTGTTTTCGGCAAATGCCACGGGCTCTGGGTACCGGATCCGATCGATCATCGTCAGGCTATGCCTAATCCACATCTGCAGCTGGGGTGTAGCGGTGGTGTCAGCGCGGTATAGGTGGCTCCTCCGCCCCTGGGTCCCTTTACGGTGGACGTGAAATCCTCCTCCATGCCGGCGATCGCTCCGTCCAGTGGCTCGCAGTACGGACACAACCGGTCATCGTCGGTCACAATCCACACCCGTTTCGCATCCCTGGGCAGAAGGCCGTCCTGGATCGCCTGGCGCCACACGGTCTGCTGCCCCATGTTTGAGGCCCGTACGGTCTCCGTCCTGGCGATGTTCTTGGCTCGGTAGTTGAGCTGGCGCTGGTAGTACTTCGCCGTCATACGCTCCACCTGGGCTGCTGTACGGCCTTCCCCGATGAGCAGCTCCCTGTAGTTCTCTACCGCGGCTGCCTGGCGTGGGAGAAGGCCTACTGTCTCTCGGATTTTCCTCGCTTGCTCGTATGGGTGGCCTCCCACCTCGAATGCGTTCTTGACGATTGCCTGGACGCCCTCCTTGGTTTTCCGGCTCACCTGCTGGATTAGGTCGAACTTGTATTGCCGGATAAATTCGATCGATCGCGGGTTGGTGAGGTCGAATGTCATGGTGGCGCCCACGGTCTCGCTCATGATTGCTGCGGTGGCCTGGGCTGCGGTGATGAAGGTTCCCTGGAGCTCGGCTACCACGGGCCCCAGCTCGGCATCCATGTTCTCCAGGTTCAGGGCCCGCAGTACTGCAAACTGGTCGCCCTCCCGCACGATCTTCTCCAGCTGCTTGGTGGTCACCCGTCCCTTGAGGTCCTCGATCGCTTGCTTGATAGCCCGCTGTACCTTCGGCCTGGCTTTGTCCGCTATGGCGTTGAGTTCGTTATATATCGCCTGCTTGCTGGGCTTCTTGGCCATGGATTACTCCTCGACTATCTTGTCGGGGAGGTTGGCTGCCGCTCTCAGGATCCCCTCCAGCTGGTCGTCTGGGAATAATTCCATGCCGGCGCCGGACAGATTCTTGATGTATTCGCTCAGTTCCTTCAGGTCCACGCTCTCGATGTCGCCGTGGTTGAGCTCCGGCATCTGGTCGGTCTGGATCCCGTTGATCCGGAACAGCCGCGGTATGGCGTGCCTGTTGAATACCGCCTTTATCGATTTGAGCCAGGCGCCCAAGGCTGTAGCGAACAGGTCTGTCTTGCTGCTGCTCAGTGCGAAGCTGCCTACTGCCTCGTGCCCGAGCATGATGAAATCCGCCAGGACGGTCATGGCTATCCGCTGGTCGTACCGGTTCACGATCTCGCTGGTATTGAACTGCCTGGATCCGCCGGTGGATAACAGCTTGAGTTCGTAGAGTTTTTTGCCGCTTTCATTGGTATCCCCAGGGAAGACGATGCCCTCCTGCTCGTCTCTCCGGATGTTCCGGACGATATCCTTGATCGCCTCAAATACGGCTTTGTCGCTGGTGCTGGCCGATGGGCTCATGATCTTGGCCGGCACATAAGCTACCGGCAGTCCGGCCAGGTCTCGCTCGATGCCGATGCCCTCGATCTCCTCGATCTGCTTCTTGAAGTACCAGGGCCGGTATGCCGACCGCAGTACTGATCGCCCCTCGGGGTTGTTCTTGGCCGTGTTGGCTCTGAATTGCAAGCATCGCTGGATCGGCAGCAGGATCTCCTGGCCGGTGTTCGGGTTGCGCTGGTACATCCCCTGAATCCCGCCGTTCTCATCCAGGTCCCACCTGGTGCGCGTCTCCTGCGCCCTGGGTGCAAGCTTCCTCCATCCGATGCGTCCGTCATTATGTGCGCTGCGCTGGCTGGCGTCCTCGTTATCCCCGTTGCGCTTCTTGTATACCACCTCGTGGTAGGAGAATCCGAACGGCAGCATGGACATGATCTCGCTGATGGTGTCTTCCCAGGTGCTGCTCATATCGTCCAGGCAGCTGGATACGAATGCTGCCTGCTCCTGGTGCGCGGTGTCCTCGCTGGCTGGATCTACCCGCCAGGTCACGTTCCTGATCAGCATATCGATGGCGAATAGAATGGCGCCGACGATCGGGTCGTTGTCACGCATCTCACGGAATATCCTGGTTCCCCTCACGCCTACCAGCTCGCGCAGGAATTCCTCGCGTATGACGCCGCCCTGTTGCCGGAGGCCGGATGCCCCTAGTTCCACTGTCTCGTTGTTATCTGCCATTACGCCACCTGTCCGTTGGTATGATTGCTGATTCGCTGGATTATTGCAGGTCTATCATGCCCTGCCAAATTATCCCCTCCAGGCAGACTTGCTGCCGAATGATACCGGTATCTCGATCTCCACGTCCTTCTTTCCGCCTTTCAGCCAGAGAAGGAATTGGCTCATTGCGTCCAATTCGTCCCAGGCGTCCGGCTCTGGGTATTGCGCTAAGTACATTTCCACATCGTTCAACCATGGCGCCTCGAGGTAGTTGGTGTCCGGCAGGGAGATTACTCCGGCTTCGATATGGCCCAGGTGGATATCGAACCGCGATGGTTTGTCGGTGGTCGGGGTGATGCCTATAACAGGTAGTGTGGTTTCGTCCTGCAGATCCTGGATCAGGGATGTGCCGCTGGCCTTGTCCTCGATGATCACGGTGCTGGGCTTCCAGTGGCCGGCCATGCTGATTACCATGCGCTTCAGATCGGGATAGATGGCGCGTTCCTTCCAGATGGCCACCAGCAGCCAGGTGCTGTGCCGTCGCTGGTACACCTCGATCACGGATGGATCGTTCTTGATATTGGGCTTGTTGCCGGTGTCTATACTGAATACTGTCTCCTCGGCTTCCTCCGGCAGGGCCCTGTATCGCTTGAACCAGGACATCTTCACCTTGTTGCCGCCCTCGGGCACGGGGTTCTGGTCGTATTGGGCTGCGAATGCGTATGTCCCCATGGCTTGTTTCTGGCGCTCGATGCCTTCCAGGTTGTGCCGCTCCGCCCAGAGAACATCGCCCTTCTCCCTGATGTGCTGCTTGCCGCTCCTGGGGAATATGAATATCTTGCGCTCCTTGGCTGGGCTGGCCTGGAGCTGGATTACCTCGTACCCGCCCTCCTTGAGAATGTGCCCTGCCACATCTCGACTATTCAGCCGTTGCATGGTTACAACGATGGCGCCGGTATTTGGGTCGTTCAGCCTGGTGGAAAGGTTCTTACGAAAATCAACAACTGCCGCTTCCCGCTGGGTATCCGATTCTGCCTGCTTTACGTTATGTGGATCGTCCACAATAATGCGGTTTCCGCCCATTCCGGTCCCGACGCCCGCCGTGCCTCGTATCTGCATGAGGCCGCCCTCGGTGTTGCCGTACTGCGTCACCAGGTTCTGATCGTGCTTGAGCTGGTACCGGTCGCCCCAATTCTCCTGGTACCAATCCGATTGGATGATCTCCCGTCGCTCGCGGCTGTGCTGCCTGGCCAGGTTCTCCGCATATGATGAAAACAGGTAGCGCATGCTCGGGATGGTGATCCATTCCCAGACGGGCCAGGCCACGCTGATCACGCGGGATTTCGTGTATCGGGGTGGGCACATCACCAGCAGTCGGAGCAGCTCGCCGTCGGTTATGGCCTGCAGGTGCTCGCTGATATAGCCAATATGCCAATTCTCTCGGTAGGGCGTGCCTGGCTCGACGACCTGCCAGGCGCTCGCCAGGAACCTAGACAGGCTTCGCGTCGATTGTTCTCGGCGAATTTCCTTCAAGTTTGGCCGTGATACGCTCGAGCTCATCCAATTCCTCCTGGGTCAGTTTACTGTAATCGATCCCCTGGTTCCCGCCAATGTTCAGGTTGGTATTGAACGTCCGGTCCTTCCTTCCCCATCGATCCGGCCACTTTCTCTCCAGGAAGGTCATGGCTGCCTGCCAGTTGTCCTTCATGGCCGATCGCACGTAACCCACTGCTACTACTTCAGATTCTGCCATCGCATTTTTTACCTCAATGACAAAATCAATGAATGGTTCCTCATTAGGGTCCATTATTGCGTCTTCACCTTTAGCCTCTGAGAATTCCAGGCGCGCTATTTCGGCCTCGCCGCGGTTCAACCAATCGTAGAAGGTTGCAGGGCTGATGCCTGCGTACTGGCATGCGGTGCTGTCGTAGTTCCCGAGCCTCAGTGCATCGACGATTCTGCCCTGCAGCTCTGGCGTTAGAATAGATCTCCTGCCTTGCGGGTTTACCCTTTGGCCTGTCTGGTCCTTCTTTGGTGCTCTGTTCTTAGTGCGTTCTTTAACCCTTGGAGGAGTGGATGGTGTCCTTCCCTGCCTGGTTTTGGTTTTCGCGGTACCCTGCCGGATATCTACTTTCTTGGCTGCGGCCTTCTTTTTTGCCCCTGCCTTCTTTTTTGTAGCTGCCTTCCTGGTTACCGATCGGGTACCAGCTGGTGTCTTCGCCTTGGCTACTGGCTTCCGCTTAACCCTCGTCGCCATGATCGTTCCCCTGGCCCTGGGCTCCTGCCTCGTTTATCCACTTCTCCCCCAGAGCCTTGATATCTCCCAGGTCGCGGCTCTTGGCTGCCTCCACGATCTCCCCGAACGAATCCGGCTTGTTGCAGGCCAGGCATCCCAGCTCGGATAGCCGGCTGACGTCTCCTCCGATCCGGACCGCTGTCTTCGGATCGCAGGTGGTCGCCTGGAATAGCGCGATCTGCGTCACTACGATCAGGGCCCGCCATGGGTCCTTCTCGCTGTATCCGGCCTGGTGCACGAGTAGCTGCTGGTGTCTGTCGCACATCTGCGGCATGCTGATCTGTATGTTTTTCTCTGCCATGGTCTGCCCCTTCCTCGTTTCGGTGGCTGGTCTGACGCTTACGCTGCCCAGACGCTTGCCACATGTATTTTGATCCTTTCGGATCCTTCCGGAGTATTCCGGATCGTTTTTGAGCGTTCCGGAGTCTCGTGGAGTGCTTTTCGAGGTTTCCTGATCGTCCAGAGTGAAATCGCAGTGTCCATGATGCTCTTACACCCTTCCTGGAGTCGACTGCATGCTCTCATCTCCCACACGATCGCCCTCTCTGCCTATTGAGTCCCCTGGGTACCGCTTGAACCTTCGCGGATGCTCGCTGCATGTTCCGGATGCTCATGAGAGTATTTTGGGGCTGCTGGAATGTTTTCTGAACTTTCGCACCCTTCCTGGATGCTCGGTACACCTTCCCGCCGCTCCGGACGCTTAACCGGCTTGGCCCGAGTTGCTCGATTTGCCATTGATCCTGCTGGAGATGCTGTAAGGTCGCGTGCAATCGTTGTTTTGCGTCCTTGATCTTCAGAGAATGCTGCAGGAGTCTCGATAATTCCTCGGCTGCGGGCCTGATCCTTCTGAAACCCTGTTGGATGTCGCCGCATGCTTCTGTGAGCTTTCCCAGGGTCTCAGAACTTATCCGGAGGCTCCGGAGTGTCCCGCACCCGATTATAACTATTCTCACACTTTTCACTTCTCCGTCGCCGTCGGTCATCCCTTCGCTGCCTGGCTGATCTGCTCAAAGGTCTCTCCGGTTTCCGCATGGATCGCGTGCTCTCCGGTTAGATTCTGCCACCTGGTGATTATAACATCTGCGAATTTTGGCTCCAATTCCATCAGGTGCGCCCTGCGGCCTGTTTTCTCCGCTGCGATCATGGTGCTGCCTGCCCCTCCGAAGAGGTCTAGCACCAGGTCCTTCCTCCGGCTGGAGTTCCCGATGAACCGCATAACAAGATCGACCGGCTTCATCGTGGGGTGCTCTGGGCTCCTGGCTGGCTTGTCCACCTCGACGATCGTGCTCGGGATGCATTCCAGGAGGCCGGTTATTATCTCCACCAGGTCGGCGTGCTTCTTGCCTTTCAGGTTCCTGGCGTCATCGACGATTGTCTTCTGGGTGAAGTCCTGGCTGAAATAGTGCCCCTTGCCTGGCTTCCATCCGTACAGGATCGGCTCGTGCTGCCAGTTGTAGTCCTGCCGGCTCAGTACCGGTGTGTCCTTTACCCAGATGATAGTCTGCTTGTGCATCCAGCCTACGCCCTGGAGTATCGCCGGCACGGTGCTGGATTTTGCGTCGGCGTAGCAAACGTAGATGGCTCCTCCGGCTTTGGTGTGGCCGTACATATTCGTCAGGGCCTGGGCCATAAAATCGCCGAAGTCCTGGTCGCTCATGTCGTCGTTCTGGATGGTCCCGCTCGTGCCCTCGTAGGCCACGTTGTATGGCGGATCCGTGAACACCATGTTGGCCTGCTTGCCGTCCATCAATTCTGCCACGTCGTCCGGCGCCGTCGAATCTCCGCACATGAGCCGGTGATCCCCCAGGATCCAGATATCCCCTATCTGGTTGATCGGCGTCTTCGGTACCGGCGGCACCTTGTCCTTCTTTTCCTTCACTGGCTCGCCCTTAAGCAGATTAGTCAGGAAGTGATTATCGGTGCTGATCTGGCTGGTGAGCTGCTCGTATAGCTTCCGGTCCCTGGTTGCCAGTTCGGCGATCGGATCCAGTGTTGCCAGGATGAGCCGTTCCTCGTCCTCGGTCAGCTCCACGTAGATAACCGGTATCTTGGCCTCCTTATTCTGAATGGCTATCTCGTGCCTGAGATGCCCGTCTACCAGCCTGCCGGTGGTCTTATTCACGATTACGTTCTGTACCCAGCCGACCTCCTCCAGGATTCCCTCCATGGCGTCCTTCTGCACGCCTGGGTGCTTTCGGAAGTTCAGAGGGTTGGTTTTGATCTTCGCTGGGTTGATGGATCCGGATCCTGTTATCCGGTTCTTGAACTTATCGTCTACCGGCTTCGTCTTTTTCTTGGCCTTCGGTGTTGCCTTTTTCCTGGTTGCCATTGTCGTTCCTAGTTTTGTTTCTGCAGATGTACTGGTGGCTTGTCGAGCAGCTCGTCCCGCCGCATATAATATTCCTGGAGGGCGAACGCGTTCTTTAGGTCCCCCGCCTCGATGAGGTCCCTTAGCCGCTGGTATTGCTCCGGCCAGCTCTCTATTTCGTCCAGGTGGTCGATTATCATGCCTTGGTCCTCAGATTCCCCTGGTTGATCCTGATGCATGCCCTGGCGATCAGCAGGGCCTCCGCTCGGTTGTGGTGCTTCTTGAGGGTGATGTCTGCGAGCGGGTATAGCCGCTTGGCCGTGTCGATCATGACCTGCTTGTCCTTCCCCTCGATGCCAAGCAGCTTGCGCCACTTCTTGGCCTCCATGGTGGTGTATTCGAATCCGGTCGTCTCGAGCGCTGACAAGATGGCCCCGTAGGTCATGCCCAGGGAGAATGATGTGCTGGCGTTGAATCCGCCTCGCCCTTGTTGGCGCTCGACGGTGATGTTTATCGGTCTCCCGCAGATGGCTAGTACTTCCCTGATGATTGATGCCATTCTGTGGCCCGCTACGGTCCGTTTTACCGTGCCGCTTTCATATTCCGACTTGGTGGTTGGCATATCGTAGATAATCGGCCTGGCGTCCCCTGGCAGGATGAATGCCAGGGCGCCGGTCAGTCCAGGGTCGATTCCGCAGTAAATCTCGCCGCGGCTCATGCGACGTCTACTTTGTCTTCCTCGCCTACGTC